GCTAAACGTGGCAAAAGCACCAAAAAAGGGTAAAGGCGGTCTTGGCAAATGGTTCGGTGAAGAGTGGACCGATGTTAAGACGGGTAAAGCCTGCGGACGTAAATCCGCTAAAGGCAAGTCCAAACGTCCCTACCCTGCCTGTCGCCCTAAGAAAGTGGCGTCTAAGATAACTAAGTCCGAGGCTACAAAGAAAACTGGGCCTAAGCGTGTAAAATGGTCTACTACTGCTAGTGGTAAGAAGAGGACTAAATAATGGCTACAGTCGTACCTGACCTACCTGAGTTGTTTGAAGAAGCCTTTGAACGGGCTGGTTTGCAGATGCAATCTGGGTATGACTTACGTACTATCCGTCGCAGTCTTAATATCTTAACCCTAGAGTGGCAGAACAGGGGCCTCAACCTGTTTACTATTGACTCTGGTACTGTCGATTTGGTTGCAGGGCAAATAGATTATAGTATGCCTGTAGATACTATAGATATTATTGAGCATCAGCTACGTACTGGTACAGGTACAAATCAAATAGACACAGCTTTGCAGCGCGTAAGCGTGTCTACATACGCACAGCAGACTAATAAGAATACTGTAGGACGGCCCACGCAGATATATGTGCAGCGGCTACCTACTGAAGTAAAGTTTACACTGTGGCCTACACCGGACACTACACAGACTTACCAACTATTGTACTTTCGCCTCAAGGGTATTGATGGCCTTGCATCAGGTGTTGGAGGAGAGACAAGCAATATACCTCCACGGTTTGTACCTGCACTTGTATCAGGGTTAGCGTTTCATGTAGCCATGAAGAAACCCGAAGCTGCAGCTAGAGCGGTGCCTCTTAGAGAAGAGTATGAGTATCAGTTTAAGCTGGCAGCATATGAAGACCAAGATCGTGCATCTTCTATGTTTGTACCGTTTCAAACCTTTCATGGAGGGATGCGATGAGTTACGCCTCTGGTAAACACGCATATGGTATATGTGACCGGACGGGCGCTCGTTACCCTTTAAATGAGCTTGTGTGGGAGTTCCAAGATGGACACCGCACTGGTTTTCGTGTTGGTAGAGATGTAGTTGACCCAGATCAACCACAGAACTTCTTGGGGCGTATTCGGGTTGTTGACCCGCAATCTCTCCTTGACCCTAGACCGGACTATGCGCCGGGGCGGGGACTTTGGGGTTGGAACCCCGTAGGTAATTCACTTGTACACCTGACAGGTCAGGTTGGAACTGTAACTGTAACTGTAACTGTAGAATAGGAAACGACATGGCTATGAAGAAAAAAGGTGCCGCTAAAGGCGGTGTACGGAAGATGAAACCCGGAGGGCGCGCTGGTAGTAAAAAACCTGACAACAGCGCGGCTAAGAAAAAATATACTTTGGATACTCACCAAGGCGGCAAACGTATTCGTAGCGATAAACAAGCTGCGATGATACCTAGGGACTTTTCAGGCAAGGCTAGTTCTAGTGGCTATGGCCGCCCACACAAAACCTTATTTGAAATGGACACTGGACCTACCCCTAACAAAAAACGGGTTGGTCGCGCTGGTGCTAGCTTAACCAAGAAGAAGGCTGGTGGTGCTGTTACTAAGAAGATGGGCGGCGGCAAGATGATGAAGAAGGGCTACGCCAAAGGCGGTAAGCTGGCGAAAATGAGCAAAGGCGGTAGAGGTACTATTGCTCGCGGTAGCGGTGCAGCACGTCCCCAACGTTTTCGTAAGAACGGCTAGTGCCTTATTTGCAAAGCAATATACCACACTTTAAGTGTTGGGTTCGTCGTGAGTATACGGTCAATCATGAGCGTTACCACGGCGAATTTCTACATGCTATGGTTATTGCTGTTACGACAATGCCCAACAGATGCCTGAGTTTCCAGATTATTTTTACGGGGTGTGAGGCAGACGATACAGACGATGATAACGTGCATGGCGGGGCTATGTGGGCTAGGATGCCCATAACTGCTTTGGTAGCTGATGAACCGTTTGAAGAGTGGCCCGAGGGTATGGCAGTTCACGAAGCCCAGCCTTGGGACTGCCCTTCTCATACACATGCGGTATATACGCTTGACAGGGCATCACCTTGCCCGTGGATGGCTAAGATTGCAGGAGGGTTTTTTCCTGCTAAGTACCTGTTTACTGTGGATTATACCGATACAGATGTAGCAGATGATCCAGCGCAACACAAACAAGCGCATGTGCTACAGCTACTAGATGCAGGTAAGTGGACAGGCAATATAGTGGCGCTACCCAACAACAGAGTACGGGTAACACATCCTGCGTGGTTTGAAACAGGCGAAGGCGCACCAGACTTTAAACCGTCACAGCATATACATTATTCTAAATCTGATTTAGACTATACATTAGATGTAACGCAAATATTCGACAACTTGTACAGCGAGGCCGAGTAATGAATTATACTGAGCTTACGCAAGCCATAAAAGACTATACAGAGAACACAGAGGCAACATTTGTCTCTTTGATCCCTACGTTTGTTCAGCAAGCGGAGCAACGTATATTTCGTACTGTTACCATACCTGAAGTTAGGTCCAATAGTACGGGTTCCCTATCCCAAGGTAATCAATATCTACAGCGGCCCGATGACTTTCTGGCCGTATTTTCTCTAGCAATCGTTGATCCTGTCACAGCAGCATACACGTATTTGCTAGAGAAAGATGTTAACTTTATGAGGGAAGCCTACCCTGTAGCGGCTACTCAAGGCGTTCCAAAGTATTACGGACAGTTTGATGGTGACGCTATAACAGCGGCTACAGACGGACACTTTATTATAGGTCCAACACCTAATGCTACATATACCGTAGAGCTACATTACTACTTTGAGCCTAAGTCTATTGTTACTACAAGTACATCATGGCTTGGTGAGAACGCTGACACCGCACTTCTTTATGGCTCTTTGGTAGAGGCATACACATTTATGAAGGGCGATCCTGATGTTATGCAGTCATACAGAGAACGGTATGAATCTGCGCTACAACAGTTATCTGTTATTGATGCTGCCAGCAAAGGCGATAGTTACAGGGATGGAAATTTTAGATGAACATGCCGTTTGAAATGTCTGTTGGTAGTGTTGAAGTTAGAACCACCAACAATCGTGGTTTTACGCCAGAGGAAGTAGCAGAACTTTGCGCTGATCGTCTTATGTCTGTGGCTGATAACGCTCCGCCAGCGATAAGGGATCAAGCCTTAGCGTACAAACAACAGATGGCGGCTGTAATCGCAGTCTACATGAAACAGGCTATCCAAAGCGATAGAACTACTGTATATAATGCAATCAGTGATGCTGGTCATAAAAAACTAGCTGAATATATAAGGAAAATGTAAATGGCATTCTCAGGAAACTTTATGTGTACCTCGTTCAAAAAAGAACTTATGGAAGGTGTGCATAACTTTAAGTCTTCAGGTGGAAGCACCTTTAACTTAGCTATGTATAACAACAGCGCGAGTTTTACAGCGGCACAAACTGCGTACACTGCCAGCAATGAGGTTAGTGGCACAAACTACACCGCTAAAGGTGTTGCTCTAACTAGAGTAGACCCAGCAACTTCGGGAACAACTGCTTTTACTCAATTTAGTAATGCTGTATTCAGCAACGTCACTATTTCTAATGTTAGGGGAGCTTTGATCTTTAACGAATCGGCTTCAGGTGATCCAACAGTATGTGTACTAGACTTTGGCGGGGATAAAGCTGCAAGTGCGGGTGATTTTACTGTAGTTATGCCCACTAATGATTCAAGCAACGCTCTTATTCGTATCGCCTAATTGGGGGATAACCCATGCCACTTCCTTATTCTGGCTGGGGCCGAGGTGGTTGGGGTTCTGGCTCTTGGAATAGCCTATCTGTAGGCGTATCCGTTACAGGTGTAGCGGGTACTGCTTCTGTTGGCAGTGTAACAACTACTAGCGGCGTAACGCAGCCCGTTACAGGCATAGCCGCTACAGGTTCGGTTGGTTCTGTAACAACGACAGGTGCCGCAAATACAACAGCGACAGGTTTAGCGGCTACAGGCAGTGTTGGAAGCGTAACTGTTACTGGTATTGGTAACATTTCAGCCAGCGCAGTAGTAGCTACAGGGTCAGTTGGCACCGCGCATACTGTATCAGGAGATGCAAATGTTCCTGTTACGGGAGTATCATCTACAGGCGCTGTTGGTTCTTCTACTGTTTCTGGCGATGTAAACTTTACTGTAACAGGGGTTTCTGGCACAGGCGCTGTTGGGACTACCTTTATAAGTCTTTCAGCAAACATACCCGTTACAGGAGTTGTGGGATCAACTGCTTTAGATTCCGTAGCTATAGACGCAGATGCAAATGCCCATCCAGTAGGCATAAACTCTATAGGGTCTGTTGGTTCTGCCACCGTTTCTAGCGATGTTAACGTTTCCGCTTCTGGTGTTTCTGGTACGTCTGCTATAGGAACGGTAGACGCTAGAGTTGGGAAGAATGTTTCTGTAACAGGTGTATCTGCGACAGGCAATGTTGGCACTGTAAGCCTTGAGTTTGACAATAACATTTCTGTTTCTGGTGTTGTAGGAACAGGTAACGTTGGCAACATCCCGCAAACAACAAGTTCTGTTGTCCAAAACGTTACAGGTGTATTGGGAACTGCATCTGTTGGTAGTGCGACCACAACTAGCGGAGTAACGCAGCCTGTAACGGGTCTGTCAGCAACAGGCGGTGTTGGCTCTGTAGGTTTAACATTATCAGCGAACATTCCCGCGTCAGGTATAGGAGCCGTTGGTAGCGTAGGTTCTACAACAGTAGACGCCAACACAAATCAATCTGTAACAGGTGTGTTGGGAACGGGCAGTGTGGGTTCTGTCAGCGTTGAAGCTGATGGTCAGGCTTCCGCGACAGGTGTATCAGCTACAGGCTCTTCAGGGGCTGTAACAATAAAATTCGGTGCATCCGTTGCGACAACAGGCGTTAGTGGTTCGTCTGGTGTTGGAAGCGTAACAACCAAAGTAGATGCGAATATATCTGCTACAGGCGTTGCAGGAACAGGCGCAGTTGGGGACGTAACTGCCAACATACCTATCGACGTATCCGTTACAGGCGTGTCAGCTACAGGAAGCGTTGGGTCCGTTACAATAACGTTTGGTTATGCGGTTACAGGCGTATCAGCATCAGGGCGTGATCCGTTCCCTGTGTCAATAGGAATAGGCCAATATGTATATCCAGAAGGTGTTTCTGCTACTATGGAGTTGGGAACAGCGTTTGTTTGGAATAATATAACGCCTATACATAATGCAAACTGGACCCCAATAACCCCAGCCCCACCGGGCGATTGGACCCCAATATCTCCGGGTTCTTCACCAAATTGGAAAAAGATTGCGTCTTAATGACAAGCGCGGTATAAACTCATCAACCTATCTAGTTTAGGAAACTTACATGGCTAGTACATATGGAAACGATCTTCGACTAGAAGAAATTGGTAATGGCGAACAATCAGGTTCGTGGGGCACTACTACCAACACTAACTTAGAGCTAATTGCTGAAGCATTTAGTTACGGCACTGAGGCCATAACAACAAATGCAAACACGCATACAACTACTCTTACTGATGGAGCGTCTGCTCAAGGTAGGTCTATGTTTCTAAAGTATACAGGTGCTTTAGATTCCGATTGCACAATTACTATTGGTCCTAGCTCAGTTAACAAGATGTGGTTTATACAAAACTCTACTACTGATAGTGGTTCTTCAGGCCCGTATAACATAGTGATATCGCAAGGGTCAGGAGCGAGTATAACAGTCCCCAACGGGCAGGTTAAAGTTATGTTTTCTGATGGTGGTGGTAATACCGCAATAATGACAGACGCACTTACAGGTTTGAGCGTCCCAAGCCTGTTTATAGCAGGTGTAGCTCCTCCCGGAATTGGTGACGTTTTGGCATTAAGCATAGCGTTAGGATAAACGATGGCTAATACATTCAAGAGTTATTTGGCGAGTGCAACGGGAACCTCTGCGGCTACTGTACGCACAGTGCCGTCAAGCACACAGACGGTTGCGGTGGGTATTAACCTCGCTAACATTCTCACAAGCCAAATTAAGGTCAGTGCCTACATTACCAGAGGCGGCACAGATTATTACATTGTTAAAAACGCACCGATACCCGCGCAAGGGGCGCTGTCTGTGCTGGATGGGAAAATTATCTTAGAAGCTGCTGATGTTGTTAAAGTAATATCAGACACGGCAAGCAGCGTAGACACTGTATTATCGGTCTTGGAGATTACCTAATGGCTGGATATATCGGCACGGGCGCAGTCCCGCAGGCTACACAAAAGCGTGATTCATTTACGGCAACGGCTGGACAAACCAGCTTCGCTACAAGTGGGTACACTGTCGGGTATGTGGACGTTTACATGAACGGCGTAAAACTTGCGCCTGCCGATTTTACCGCGACCAATAGCTCAGACGTTGTGCTGGCGGTTGCTGCGGTTGCTAACGACACGTTAGAGATTATTTCTTTCAGCACATTTGACGTATCAGCACAGACATTTACGGGTGACGTTACTGCAAGCGGCGGAACATTCTTGCCCACGGGCGATACGTCTGCGGGTGATGCCGCTGCTATGGGCTATGCTGCGGCTGATGGTTTGGTGCTTACGGGTCAGGGTTCTACATCAGACGTAACTATTAAAAACGATGCAGACGCTACCGTCATGTCGATACCAACAGGTACAACGGGTGTGACGTTTGCGGGTACTCCTACGTTTCCTGATGGCAGTATAAACATTGCTGATCTGGATATTGATGGCGGTACTGACATTGGAGCAGCGTTGGTCGATGCTGACTTAATGGTTGTTGATGATGGTGCGGGTGGGACCAATCGTAAAGCTACCATGAGTAGATTAGCTACCTATATGGGTACTAAGATTAGTAGTAGTACAGACCTTGGGGCTGTTGGGACTTATGGTTTATTGACATATAATGACCAAACAACGATGAACCCCGGAGATACTAAAGCGGGTAGTGGATTGAAATATAACAACGTTCTTGGAACTTGGTCCAATGTTTCCTCAAGCACATCACCTGCTGGTACTTGGAGAATTATGGGTTACGGTATGTCTTCTGACAACAATTATAGTACATCAGTTTTTGTAAGGATCAGCTAATGAGTATTACAATCACAGAAGCTCGCAATGCGGCATCACTACAATCTGACAACCTTCGTATGGACGTAGAGATTAACCATCCCGACTACGGCTGGATACCCTACACGATAGAGCCTACTGACACTGACACAACCATTAATAATGATGAGGTCATGGCTTTAATTGGAGCAGACTTTGTGGCTTATGTTGCTCCTACGCAAACAGAATTAGATATAGAAACGGCAGCAAATATCCGTGTTAAACGTGACAATATCTTAGCTACAGTCGTTGACCCTTTTGTGTCTAACCCTCTTCGCTGGGCTGATCTGTCGTCTGACAAGCAATCTGAGTGGTCACAGTATAGAACTAACCTATTAAACGTGCCGCAGCAAACTGGGTTTCCAAACAGCGTCA